CGCTCTTCCTGTGTTGAAAAGCGTTGTGCGGATGTCCATTGCCACGTATGCTTCCGGTGACCAACGCCGCCCCGCATGATCAATAAATCCTGTCAGACCGTTTGAAACCATCCTGTGAACCGCATCATGCATGGCTTTATTCCAAGCGCTAACACCCGTTATAACCTCTCCGGCTGAAGCGTTCAGGATAGATTGCGTATTATTGATACGGTTCACAATATCGCTTATTACGCCTGTGTATGCAGCTTGTGTGCTTTCAAGCATTACTGTATTAACAAGATTCAGCTTGTCTGCACTCTGGTTGTAATAGGATTTAAACGCTTGCATCTGATTTGGTGTTAACTCAGGTATGCTGCCTTTACCAATCAAGCCAAGCTTTGCAGCCCTTCGCAGCTTTGGTTCTTCATCCTTCAGAGATATTGTTATTGCTGTTTCAAGGACCGTTTTCAAAGCTTCATCAGCACCACCAAGCATTGCTTGGATAATGTCGGAAGATTCCTTTGTTACTTGCCCCATTTCAGCAAGCATCCTGGACTGATATTCAAATGATCCCGTGGGCGCTCTGCCGTCTTTGATGTACTGGAAGTGATGCGCAAGGTTAACCAGAATCCGGTCTGTAACAGATGCGTAAACGTCAGCCATTTGTGAACTCATTTCGTCAAATAAAGCCGGATGCACTTATGACCACCCCTGAACGTGGTTATATATAGCGCAATACCTATCAATTTCACTCCAGAAGTGCGCAACTTCTATTTCATCCGTTACACTAAACTTCCCATGCTTTCTTGTTATTGCCCTTGCTGCTTCATTCCAAAAATCTGCTGCTTCTTTATTATATTTATCGTCATATACAATTTTTGCGCCTGTATCATCAAAAGAAAAAGGGCAATGATCCTTTACATAGCGAATCATGTCAAGCACATATGAATCAAGATAACATGACAAAATGTTATCGCCACCGATTGTTGAATTATAACCATTTACAAACGAATCATATTTAGCGATGTAATATTGCTCTAACTGGTTTGCAAGTTCTTTTGTAAGTCCAACAGCAAGAATTTCATGCTTCACGTTATCCCAACCATATTTCGCAATTGCCCTTGCCATTTTTGGCTGTGAACTATAACCATGTCCATTATTCCAACGCTTTTCAACATCCGTTTTGGTTATACCGATGTATTTTTTACCGTTCGGGAACGTATGACAATAAACGCTATAATCATCCATCTATTATCACTCCAAGCCGCCGAAAAGCTTTGTAACGTCAACTGTGTTTCCTGTTCTTTCATCACTGATCCGTTTCAATTCGGTTTCTGCCTGTTCTGGTGTTAACCCCTGTCCGTACTTCTTGTCTGTCAGGAATGTGTATTTGCTCAGAAGACCTGCACCCACAAGCATTACACCTTCGTTGATATTGGTCTGCCTGTCCTGCGTTACGCCATCATCAAACGTGATATTGACGTGATAACCACTCTTTGTAAGGCTTTCAATGGTTTGTCCTTTCCATGTCATACCGTACATGGTTGCAACGTCAATGATATTCCGCACCAGATGTTCAATTGCAGGTGATACCTGGTTTTGAATGGTTTTGATGGTTTTGTAGGTTTTGCTGTTCTCAGAAACAACCTCTGTTGCTGTCTTGATTCCTGATTTCTCATCAAATGAGAAAGTGTTAGCAGAAAAACCAAGCTGCAAGCACAGGATAGACAGAAAAGCGTTTAAAGCACCTATGTGCTCTTCCACCCGAAGTTCAACAGAATTGTCTGATATCTTCAGGTCATTCGGATCATCAGATGCCAACGCTTCATAAACTTCGTCTGATGGATCAAAGTATCTCCGCAAAGCACCCGTTGTGGGATCTGCAACGGTTCGCACAGCCCGCGCAGGAACAATAATGCGTTTTTTACCTAGCCTGAATTCCCTTACAAAGGAATCGTAACAAATGTCCAGTGCATGCAGCGTTTCAAGCGCATTGCCATATACAGACATGCCAAGCGGGGAATTATCGTCAAGATTGTTCGCAATAGGGGTTCTCCAATAACAGAACAGGCTTTCAGATGCAGGAACAATGGTCTCTTCCTGCAAGAACGGGTACATTTCTGCAAGGGGAACGCGGATGCCTAAGATATCCTGCGAATCTCCGTTGCTGCCCTTCTGCATCTGTGCTCTGTACAGTTCGTTTTTGACAGTGTACGTTGTCCCATCCCACAAATGCCATTCAAGCCTGGTATAGTACCATCCCTGTTTTGCCACCCTGGAAATGAACACAGCGTCATACACTCGCGCATTATCCCAAGTGATAGGCACAAACTGATCTGCCATAGCGTAACCGATTCGGATTCGCTCTGTGCCTTCAATCTCGTTCCCGTTGCTATCACGTTTGGCATCCCGCCATACCTTCATGGCAGAGCCACCCAAAGCGCAGCCCTGTTCTATAGCTTCCTGCATCTTTTCACGGAAAGAGTTTTCCGAAAGCACCCAGTGAATGAACTCGTTCAATGGATCTTCTTCAAGTTCTTTTCCATCCTGGGAAACGTTTACTTCGCATTCCTCACCCCAGACCAACCCGGCAATCTCTGAACAAACAGCCTTTGCGGCATTCAAGCGGAACAACTCACGCTGTCCGTCAGGATTGTTAATAGTTGGAGCAGGAATGATGTGCCAAGGTCTGTAAAAGCCCTTGTATAGCGTTTTCCATACATAGATTCCGAAATTATAAAACTGTCCAAAGGACGGAATATTTCCCAGATCGAAAACAGTTTTATATTCCTTCGCAACGCCTGTTGCACTGGCTGTTCTCTCCATCAAGCGCCGCCCCCAATCTCTCAATGTTGATATAAACTGCATCTTTACCGCCCCCATCCGTCAATCAATGTGGGGATTTCTCTTTCAAACGAATATTCAAGCGCATCAAGGCTATCAATATTCGTTGTACCGTTGTCCAATCGAACGTCTGTTGTCGTGTGGTTGCTATCCCACAAAGCACTTTTAAGCGCATCTATTGTTGCTTCACACCGTCTGTTTATATAAAAACGCCCCGCACCCATGAGGATACAAAGCGCACGTATACGGTCATTTATAGGCTTTTTCTGTGCGTTCCCAATATTCACACCAAGCCTTGCTTGTGCCGCTGCTGCTCTCAAGCCGTTAATCAACGTCTGTTCTGCCGAATCGCACCATATATCGGTAACTAGCCATTGCATCTGACACATGCGCACAAAATCGACAAAGTCGCGTTCTAGCTTTGTCGGATCTAGTGCAGCCTGTTCCCGATAATCAGCTAAACACACAATCGCATTTCGCGATGTAAAGCCCATGCAGGAAAAAGCATGTGCTGAAGTGCCGCCGCCAAAGTCCACACCAATTGTTGCATAGCGGATTGTTCCTGGCACATCATCTACAACGAATTGTTCAGGATGATCTGCAAACAAGCGATACACAACACCTTCTGCCGCTACCCACAAACCTTTGATATACCTGTCATACAGAACCGTTCCCCTGTATTCACGCTTCAGATTCTCAACAAAGGCTGCATCCAAAAACGGATTATCGTCTATCGTATATGCTTGCAAGAAAACGTCTGCGTCTGAATCCAAGAAGCGTTTGAACCAGTGCTGCGGGTTCTCAGGATTGCACGTGCCGTCAAACTTGGAATACGGTTTGTCTAGATGGCTTTTCAGCATGTCGAAAACATCCTGTGACCAAGTGGTTACTTCATCCCCGTAACAATACTTGATCGAAGCACCACGGACCTTGTCAACGCGGTTTGCGTTGTCTGTACCTAGACAGAAGACCTTCTGTCCAAACATTTCGCATGAATTGTCTGCGCGAAGGTTACCGACATAGTCAACGCCATATAGCGTCTGCATAGGAATTAGAATGTTACGTCTGATCGTTTCCCGCGTATTCCCTAAAATGACATTCAAGCCCTCTTTGCCTTCAACCGCAAGAAGTCTTCTGGGAATCAGGAAATAGTCCTGATACGTTTTCCCGGAACGAGTCGCACCACTTTTAACGTTCCATCGATGATTGCAGTTCTTCCAGAACTCTTTTTGCTTTGGACTAAACATCGGCTTCAATGTCCAGTTTCTTCAAAATCTCGCGAATAGGTGCGTTTTTATCCTCTTCCGGTTTCGGTATGTCTTCTGTCAGATCCTTATAGGCAGATGTCAAATCACGGATGCGGAATACCTTGGTAACTCCTGAATCATTCATCCTGACTTCTGTTGCGTCTTCAGGATAGCTTGATTCAATTCTTTGTAAGCGCAGCAGCAAACGCTTTTTCAGATCGGCAGCTATGGTAGCATTGTTTGCAACCATTTCTGCTGTTTTCTGTTGTACTTTTATTGCGGCTTTTTCGCTTGCCTTTTCT